TTTCGCCTTGTAGCCATCGCGTTTCCCGATGACGCTCCAATACAGCATGTACCGTATGAAGTCTTCATCATCTGGAGTAAGGTCAGGCTGTGACACAACGTTGTACAACCTCAGGGTGCGGTCGATGATACGTTCGGTGCCCAATGCCTCATCGCCCTCGCCCAGCCTAGTGATGTACTGGGCTGCGTTGAGGCCGGCGGCAATGGCACCTGCGGAGCGCTGCTTGTCGAGTTTCACGAGGATCATCCTGATTGAATCGGCTGTGGGCGCCACAAATGGAGTGGAAAAGTCGTCGAACCCGTCATAGAGCATGGCGGCCATGATGGCCTGCTTGTACAGCTTATGGTCGAACTTGTAATCCACCTCATCTGCGTACTTTCGAGCCTCAAGATGGTTGAGGAGAGTTGAGGGTTTAGCCCAGTGGTGTTGGGGCATCAAGCCAGTCAAATTCTTGTCTTGACGTAGGCCATTGTAGGACATCTTCTCCACCATGCGGAATTGGGACAAATCTTGAAAAGCGTCCGGCTTGCCAGGACGCGTCACGCGGCCTTGGAGGGACGGACCAATCGGGTCTGGGTCAAAACGCGGTAACACAGATTCACCCCGTTTGGGGTAGGGGCGATTGAACAACCTCTCACCGGCATTGGCACGTTGCTTGCCGTCGTATGTGTCATTGCCCAGCGTGTGCAGGGCGATGATGCTGCCGTCAGCAGCAAACACTGGAAAGCCACAGTCGCCATGAGCCGTGGTGGCATCGTAGTGTGTAATCTGGTCGGATGTGCTTTTCACAACCCCCATTGCTTCACTCCAAGACACCTGGACTAGCCCATCGTCAGTGCGGCCAACCACAGCACCAGTTTTAATGGTGACAGGTGTGCCCACCTTGGGCTTGCCAAAAGTGAACTTGGACAGACCAGAAGGGTGTATGTCAGTGTACAGGTACATGACATCTTGCCCTTCGGGGCTGAACACTGAATGAACAGTGCCTGTGAGAGGCAGTGCGGATTGATTGGGGTAAGCCACATAGCCAACGGTGGATCCCACCCGGATGGGCGAGTCCACTGCAATGCCACCTGGGACCTCATAATAATGGCGGTGAGTGATGAGCAGCGTGCCCAAATTGCGTGTGCCCGCGGACCCTGTGGGTAGCGCAACGCAGCCTCGCGTCTGGTTGTGGTAAAACATCACGGCTGCGGCTGTGGAAATCTTGGCTTTGACTGAGCCAGCAATGGCACTTTCACAAGTGCGTGCGACTCTCTTCGCCTTCTTCCCAGCTCCTTCGAGAACTTGTTGTGAACGATCACAATACTCATTCATGAGACTGCCCACCACCTTGTGAGCTTCGATGTCGCGAGCTGACTTCTCAAGAAGCGCTGCGATCTTTTGCTCTGCGGAAGAGTGGGTGTGAACTTCGAAATCATCATCAGTGCAGACATATGTGGTAGCACCCGCCTCACGGCGTGGCAGTGGATCAATCTCCAGGGCAGCGATGCAGTTGCGGTGGTACAAAAGTTGGGCGCGGGTCTTGGAAGTTTGTGCGTCCCTTTGTAGGGACGCCCTCTGCGCATGCTCCGATGCCAACAACTCCTGATAGCTGGCCTTCTGAGTTGCCTCAAGGGCTGACACAGATTGGTCAAATGAGAATCGCGGGAAACGGGGCAGCTTGCGCAGCGCATCGAGACAGGCACTTGCCTTTTGCCCATGCTCTTGTAGCATGGCGCAAGACGCTGACACGAGCGTGTTGCGTTGCGACTCACGTTCTTTGCCTTTGGGATTGCGCGACTGTTGATTGTGGCGCAGATTGTTGATCATACTGCGAACTTGGCGGGCAGCACGTCGGTTGTCTGCCTCGTCCATAGCGTCTGCCCAGCTGTCTGAGCCACCGTAGGCGATTTCATCAGCCGCGTCCATCAATTCTTGTGCACGGAGTTCCATGAGCCTGATCTCGTCCTCGGGGTCATTCAACCCCCTCAGCCAGTCTTTAATCTCATTAGAGTTCCTGTACTGACGTTTGCGGCCCTCCCTGGCTGCAATTGATAATGCTCCAGCAGTAGTTTCGGAGCAATCTCGATTGCACACGGGCAAGGCCAACTCAGAGCACTTGCGCAGGTGATAGGCAAGGAGGGAAATGTCTGCACAGTCAGTCTTAGAGTGTAGTGCCGAAGAGACCGCGAAAGGGCATTGGTCATGCATGATTGTGCCGGCGACAGGGCCTGCAGGCCACCGTCGCTCAACTCCAGTCAAATACGTGAGCACGTACCCTTGGCAATCTGACGGCACGATAGACAGCATGGCTGCCCAGCACATGGGACAGTAAATGTCCCCCATGCTGGAAGGGAAGTTGAGATTACTACCGGCGAGCTCTAACACATCATGCTGATAGAGACGCAGGCGGTTGAGAAGCAGGCACATGTGCGGTCCATGTTGGACTGCGGACAAGGTGTCTCGAGGGAGTTCCGGTACTGCAGGCGGCAATGATGGCTGCCGCCAG